AAGAAGTTCCGGCTGTACGTCATCGCGCACCTGGCCGCGCAGCGCGCCGCCGTCGGCACCCGGGTCGGCACCCTGCCGAAGAACCCGAACCGCGACGAGAAACTCGCGTTCCAGAAAGCCCTTGCCGACGTCGGCGTCGCCCAGTGGATGACCATGCCCGACGACTACAAGGTCGAGAGCCTCAAAGAGGCCGCCGGGTTCGACTTCCTCGCCCTGATCAACCACCACAACAGCCAGATGTCGAAATCGGTGCTCGCCGGTTTCTTCGACAAGGAGCAGGGCGGTGGCGACTCCGGGAAACTCGTCGACTTCGGCACCCAGTCCGACGCGCTGTTCCTGCTCATGCTCCAGACGATCATGGGCGAGATCGAAGAGGTCATCAACCAGCAGATCATCCCCCGGTTCATCGACTGGAACTTCGGCACCGGGAAGTATCCGCGTTTCCAGTTCGGGAACCTGTCCGCCGAGCAGAAACAGGCCATGTTCGACCTGTTCAAACAGCTCGCGGTCGCCGGCCAGACGCTGACCATCCGCCCCGAGGTGATCCACGAGATGGAGAAGCAGGTCAGTGAAGAACTCGGCCTGGAAATCGACTGGGAAACCGTCGAAGCGGAAATGGCCGCGGAGAAGGCCGCCGAAGCGGCGATGCAAGCCCCCGGCGCCCCGGCCCAGATCGACCCCGCCCTGGTCCCGCCGGGCTTCAACCTGGGCACCCCCGCCCCGCCGCCGACCCCGCCCGCCGGCGGCAAGCCGGTCGCGTTGAGCATGACCGACGAGGAGGTCGAGCTGACCCGGGGCCGGCCCAACTCCGGCGGCCCCAAGTACGTGCGCACCGCCGAGGGCGCCCGCGTCTACGGCGTGCCGGTCGGCAGCCCCATCACCCGGGACATGGAGAAACGCACCGCCGGCGAAGGCCAGAAGGGCAAGCCGTACGGCGCCCACGTCAAGAAGCCGTCCACCAAGTCCGGGGCTGGCACCGCCGACGGCGGCAAGGCCGGCGACACCTCCGACACCACCCGGGAAGTCCTCGGCGGCGGCCCCGGCGCGGCGGCCCAGGACCTGGGCGGCATCAACACCGGCCACGACCCGGTCGAGGCGCCGCACCGCATCTACGGCAACCCGAACGCGCCCGGCGCGCAGCTGCTCGAATTCGCCGACGGCACCGTCGCCATCCGCGACGCCGCCGGGAACCTGTCGCCGCGCCAGAAATTCGAGATCTCGGAATTCCTGAAACTCGGCTGGCAGATCACCCAGGAGCCGAAGGGCGCAGGCGACCGATAAAGCTGGCATGGCCGACGAACTCGTTATCGTGCCGTCCAACGGTGACGGCTTCGTCGAACTCGCCCGCACCAAGCAGGGGCGACTGTTCCGCAAACACATCCTGTCCAAGGGCGATCTTCTGCACCCGAAAACCGGGCAGACGATCAGCGTCGACGACACGTTCTTCGACTCGCTGACGAAGAACTTCGACGCGGGTGTCTGCCCCATCGTCCAGGTCCCCCTGGCGGATTCCGCGAACCGGCACTCCGAGGACCCCGACCGCAATCTCGGTGAGGTCATCGGCGTCGAGGCGAAAGACGACAAGTTCTACGCCATCATCGACGCCCGCGATAAGGCCGACAAGTTCGGGAAAACGCTGCTCGGCGCCTCCGCGATGCTCGACCTCGACTACACGGACACCAAGTCCGGAAAGAAGGTCGGGCCGACGCTTCTGCACACCTGCGTCACCAATCGTCCGTACGTCACCGATCTCGACGATTACGAAGAGATCGTCGCTGCAACGGCCGATACATCAGAACGAGCAGTGCTGCTCACCCCCGCACCGGTCGCGGAAGCGGAAACGAAAAGCGCGGACAAGGAGACAGGCGAAATGGGCGAGACCCCGGCCACTGAGACTGCGGCCAAGGCGCCGTCGCTGGATGAGCTGCTTGCCGCGCTCAAGAAGGACCACAACATCGACGTCTCCGCCCTCCAGGCCGCGGCCAAGGAGAGCGAGAAGAACGCCAGCCTCTCGCAGGCTCTGGTCGACGCGCTCACGACCGCCGGCGTGGTCAAGCTGAGCAACTCCGACGACAACAAGCCGTCCACCGAGGACGTCGTGGGCGCCGTCGCGGAGCTGGCCACCAGCAACGTGACGCTGACCAACCGGGTCCAGGGCCTGGAGCGCAAGGACGCGGAGAACGCCGTCGACGCGCTCATCGCCGAGGGCCGCATCTACCCGGCCGAGCGCGACGCCCGGGTCGAGCTGAAGCTGACCAACTCCGAGATGTTCGACCGGCTCCTGCCGGCCAGCCGCATCGTGGCGCTGTCCAAGGAGACCGGCGTCACGCCGCCCCAGGACGAGGCCCAGAAGAAAGACCTCGACGCCGACATCGTCCGGCTCTCGGAGCTGGCGAACTCGCTGCGCGGCGTCGTGCCGGCCGGCAAGTAACCCGAACCCCAGGCCCTGGAAGGAAATTCGATGGCCACCGTGTACCAGAAGATCCCGGTCCCGGGGTTCACCTCGCCGACCAAGGACTTCACCGACCCGGAGATCCTGTACTCCACCGTCGGCTACACCCAGAAGGGTGTGACGCTGGCCGGTGGCCAGGGCATCCTGCCGGCTGGGACGGTGCTGGCTCGCAAGACCAGCGACAAGAAGTACTACGTCTACAACAACTCCGGCTCCGGCGGTCTCGACACCGCCCGCGGCGTCCTGCGCCGGGCCGTCGACACGACCGGCGGGGACCAGCTCTCCAACATCGTGATCGCCGGCATCCTCAAGAACAGCCTGGTCTCCGGTGCCGACTCCGGCGCCCTGACCGACCTCGGCGCCACGGTCGACTCGGTTCGCGACACCTTCAAGTTCTGACGCACCACGGCCGGCCCGCACGGGCCGGCCTCACCACAGGCCAGCCAGATGATCCCCGCCACGGGGAGGCGCAGGCCGGGCTCCACGGGAGTCGCTGACGAAACGACAGTCCCGTAAGGAGACAAGACCGTGCCTGACATCAGCCTGCTGGAACCGATGGTTCTGCGCGGGGTCGTGGAGAAATTCGTCACCCCCGAGACGCTGGTGCAGCTCGGGCGTACTCCGCAGACCCCGTGGCCGTTCCCGTCGGTCACCTGGGACATCATCCGCGGCTCGCGCATGGTCGCGAAGCCCAACGTGCCCAACTCGGAAGCCCACGTGGTTCCCCGGCTCGGCCGCTCGCAGGCCAGCGCCGCCTTCATCTACCTGCGGGAGAAGAAGGTTTTTGAGCCGACCACCCTGCACTGGCTGCGCACCCCGGGCCAGCTGGCAGCGACCAACGCCGAGGCCGCGGTCCTGCGGGAGATCGCCGACCTGAACCAGCGGTTCGACAACTTCGGCGAGTTCCTCATCTGGCAGGCCATGAAGGGTGGCTTCACCCTGGACTACCAGGACGTGCAGGCCACCGTCGACTACCAGATGCCGACCAGCCACAAGCCCCACCCGGGCACCGGCTGGGACACCGCCACCCCCGGGCAGATCGTCGCCGACATCCGCGCCTGGAAGCGGCTGGTCTCCCGCGACGGCCGCGTCCCGGCCCGCGAGGCGTTCGGCACCGAGCTGACCTTCGCCTACATCTTCGACGCCTTCGCCACCCACGGCGTCGCCAACACCTTCCTCGGCGCCAGCCTGCTGTCCGACCGGATGAAGGACCAGTACTACACCCAGGGCACCCTGCCCGGGTTCATGGGCCTGGACTGGAAGCCAATCGAGACCGTCTACGACGACGACAGCTCGGTGCAGACCCTGTTCGTGCCGGACAAGGCGCTGTACATCGGCAACTACACCGACCAGCGCCCGATCGAGATGATGATCGGCCCCACCGCCGACGACGAGGCCCCGGACAACTACACCGGCAAGTACGCCAAGACGTGGAAGGACCACGACCCGTCGGCCCGGCAGTACCTGCTGGAGTGGAACCTGTTCCCGGTGGTCACCCGGCCCGAGCAGTTCGTGTACGTCTCGGACGTCACCGCCACCAGCTGATCGCCCGCCTGCAAGCGCACGCCCCGGACGCACTCGCCGCCGCCCGGGGCGTGCGCCTGTGCGGCGACCGATAGGACAGGCATGGGGGCCTGGGACAGCACCAACGTGATCGCGAACCTGCTGATCGTGGCCGGCTACGTCCTCGTTCCGTTCCTGTGGCTGCCCTACCTGCCGGTCACCAAGTCCGTCCTGTTCAGCGGCGTCGGGTTCTTCCTGACCTGCGCGATGACCCACCTCGCCATGGCGCTCGGCATCGAGCACCAGCACTGGATGGTCCTCAACCACCTCGTGCAGGCCGCCGCCGTCCTGTACTTCGTCATCGGGTTCTCCAGCCTCCTGCGCCGCGCCGAGCGGCTGCAACGGCGCGGAGGAACCGATGAGCCGTGACCGTCAACTATCGCGCCTGGCCGCACTGCTGGAGGCGTTGGACACCATGACCGGAACCCGGCGGATCTTGCTGCACATCGGGTACCGGGGCAGCGCGCTGCTGTTCTTCTTCCTGCTCGACCTGATCTACGCCTACAGCCTGTTCAACCCGCCGGCCGAGGAAGCCGCCCACAGCCGCAACCTGGTGTACCTGGCCAGCATCGCCCCGCTGTGGGTGTTCGGCGTCATGTGGCTGATCGCCGCCGGATGCTGCCTGGTCGCCGCGTTCATCAAGCGTGACTTCATCGGGTTCGCCGCCGCCATCGGCATCAAGGTCCTGTGGGGCCTGCTGTACGTCGGCGCGACCCTGCAAGGCGTCCCCCGCGCCTACGTGTCGGTCACCCTGTGGCTGACGATGGCCGGGTTCGTCGCCATCATGTCCGCCTGGCCCGAACCCACCAACCTGGACCGGCTCCGCGAGATCAACCGGGGCAGCGACTACGCCACACAGGAACGCGAGGAACAGGAACGCGACGTCGATCGGCGGTGGCCCTGATGGACAGCACCCTCACCGCAGCACTGATCGCCGGCGTCCCCTCCATCGCCGCCGCCGTGTTCACCTACCGGGCCAGCGTCACCGCCACCCGGGCCAAGGCCAGCGCCGACAGCGAGGTCAACCGGCTCGCCGCGACCAAGGTCGACGCCGAGGCGTACGAGCGCAGCCAGGCCATCTACGAAAAAGCCATGGCCTCGGCCGAGAAAGAGGTCACCCGGCTGCAAGGCCAGGTCGACCGGCTGCAAGCGCAACTGGAGCGGGTCAACGACCAGCTGGCCCGCGAACAGGACGTGAGCAACACGCTGCGCAACCACGTGCGGACCTTGCAGACCCAGGTCCAGCAGATGGAGCAGACCGTCACCAGCCTGCGCACCTCGTTCTCCCCCGGCGCGCACCCGCCCGGCAGCGGGCAGCAGCAGGCGCGCTGAAACGGGTCACCACCTGCACGTAGATACGGGCACCCGATTAAAGAACCTGAAGGAAAGGTGACCCGTTTTGCCCCGCACAACCCGCCCGCCCAAGCCTGGCGAACCGACTGTCGTCGACGTTCTCACCCAAGGCATCCCCGCCCCGGTCACCGCGCCGGCGGCGACCCGCCCCGTGCCCGAAACCGAGCTGAGCCCCGATCAGCGGCGCATCCGCGACCTGGAGGACCAGCTGGCCAAGGAGCGCGGCAAGAAGGACCCCGAGGAGGAGTTGGAGTTCGTCGAGCCGGACGCCGACGGCAACATCCTCATCCACTTCCTCGACGACGGGTTCACCGCGCTGGGCAAGGTCTGGTACCGGGGCCAGGAACTGGAGTTCACGCCCGGCTCCGGCGCCTACAACGACACCCGCGACCGCAACGGCAACTCCTGGCTCGACCTCGCCGGCAACGACATGGCCCAGATCCACCGCTACGGCCGGGTCATGTTCCGGCTCGGCCCGTGGCCCGGCCTGAAGCTGTCCGAGGCGCCGGTGGAGTTCGAGGGCCTCAAGGGCGCCGCCAAGCCCACCGATGACGAGCTGGCCGCCGCCGAGCGCGCCGAGATCGCCCGCAACCGGGCCGCGCCCCGCCTGCCCAACCGCTGATCGAGGGGAGTGGAGATGCTGCCGGTACCCACCGTCGCGCAGCTGGCCGCCTTCACCGGCCGCCCGCAGAACACGTTCGGCCCGTTCGCCGCCCAGGCCCTGGCCCAGGCGACGCTGCTGTTCAGCATCTCCACCACCCGCACCGAGCTGCCCGGCACCCCGGACCTGGACCAGCTGGCCACCAACGCCATCATCGAGATGGCCGACCGGCTCTACCTGGAGCAGCCGTACGCCACCGACAAGGCCCGCCCGTACACCTCGGAGACCACCCTCGACTACTCGTACACCAAGGGGTCGGTGGTCGCGAAGGTCAAGGGCGCGCAGCCCACCGGGCTGCTGTGGTGGGACCTGGCCGTGCAGGAACTGGTCACCGGCGACCAGCTGATCACCGGCTCCGGCAGCATCGCCGCCGGCCTGGGCGGCGTCTACGAGGCCACCGACGGCAGCCTGGTCATCCTCGGCCCCGACCAGCTCGACCCGGAACCGTTCGGGCACGACGTCAACGCCGAACTCAACCCCCGACCGCTGCTCGGAGGCTGAGCCGTGCGACACCTGTACGGCCACCTGGTCGAGGTCCTGGAGCTGTCCGGCGGCCTGGTGCACGGCACCCCCACCCTGACCTGGTCGGTGATCAACGACAGCCCCGACCCGGTGCTGGGGATCCCCGGGCAGATGATGTGCCGCATCGCCCTGGGCGTCGTGCGCCCCGGCAAGGACGCCCCGATGGCGATCGTCGCCGGCCGGGCGCCCGACCGGGTCGGGGTCATGTACTTCGACCCCACCGACGCGGTCCGGTCCGGCCAGCGGATCCGCATCATCGACGGCCCGTTCCTGGGCACCTTCGAGATCCGCGCCATGCCGGACGTCGCCGTCATGGGCACCACCGCACACCACATGGAAGTCCAGCTCATCGAGGTCGCCCAGCAACGCGGCGGGGCGTTCCCCGGAGCCACCGTGGAGGCATGAGATGGCCGACAACAAGGTGCGGTTCACCGTCGAGATCGGCGACAGCGAACACGAGCTGGACCGCCTCGACCACATGGACCTGCGGTTCCAGCTGGCCATGGACGCCGTGCTCACCCAGCAGTTCGAGGCGACCCAGGCCGCCGTGCACGTCATCTCCGGCAGCCTGAAAGCCTCCGGCACCCACAACTCCCGCATCCGCCGGGGCGTGTGGGAAGGCGAGATCATCTACGGCGGCCGGCTCAAACGCGCCCCCACTCCCGCCGGCCATGCGCAGGGCTCCGACGCCCGGCCCCGCAACCCCGTCAAGTACGCGCAGATCGAGCAGGCCCGCTCCGGCGGCCGGCAGGCCGCGCACGGCTCCCGGTCCGGGCACGCCGACAGCCACGACTTCATGCTGGCCGCCGAGGGCTTCGAGGCCGAGTACGAACAGGCCATCATGGCGTACCTGCGAGGTGACCTGTGACCTCGCCGGGCGACGACCTCATCCAGGGCGCCCAGAAGTACCTGGCCGGCTTCGGTGACCTGACCAGCGCCCTGGGCGCCTTCGGCGACGGCACCCCGTACCTGTTCCAGCACGACCTGTGGACCGACCTGGAAGGCTCCGGCAGCACCGCCCTCGTCATCCGCCGGGGCGGCTCCTGGTCCGGCGGCAACGGCAACAACACCCTGCGGTTCCCGCGGATCGCCGTCGAACTGTGGGCCGACCCGCTGCGTGACGGCGCCGGCAACATCGCCCAGCCCGGCGAGGTGCACCGCCGGATGGAAGCCGTCTACTTCCTGTTCGACGCTCGCCTGCACCGGCCCACCGGCAACACCCAGATGTGGGGCGACGTACGCACCATCGGCTGCCTGCGGCTGGGCGAACCCACCGAGCCCGAGGCGGTATCAGATGGTGACGGCCTTCTGCGGCAGGTCGTCTACTACGCCGTCAGTCAGGGCTAAGGAGCCGTCCACGTTGGGCATCACCACCGATCCGGACGACCCGGATCTGACGCACGGCGTCGACACCGAGCCGACCGGGCAGGCCCCGGTGTACCTCGTGCTGTCGCATGAGGAACGCGCCAGGGGCTTCGTCCGCCCGGTCCGCCGTTCCTACATCCACCTCGTGTGCGGCGAGGTCACCAGCATGGGCCAGTCGCTGGCCGAGACCTACGCCCGTGAGCCGCGTTTCTACGGTGCCACCTACTGCGCCGTCTGCCACATGCACCGTCCGGTCGGCCCGGACGGCGAGTTCGTCTGGAACGACGGCTCCGGCGAGAAGGTCGGCGCGTGAGGGTCCTGGTCCGTACCGCCCTCAACCCCTACTCCGGGTACGGCAACGACGGCCTGGGCATCCTCACCGCCCTGATGAACGCCGGCATCGACACCTACGTCGAGCCCACCTTCGTCGCCCCGCCGCTGCCGCCGGCCATCGCCCAGCTGCTCACCAAACGGCTGGAAGCCCCGTTCGACCTGCTGATCCACCACGCCGACCCGGCCGGTCTCGGGATCAGCCCGGAGTCCCGCCGCGCCTGCAAGGCGACCGTCGCCTGGACCATGTGGGAATACTCCAGCCTCGACAACCTCAAAGGCCGCTCCACGCTGCGTAAGCGGCTACGCGACTACGATCTCGTGCTCGGCTACGACCAGGTCTCCTCCGGCGCCCTCGCCCCGTACGTCTCGACCCAGGCCGGCACCCTGCAAGGCGGTTTCTGGCCCCAGGACTGGCCCGTCTCACCGATCCGGGACTGGAACTCCGAGCGGTTCGGGTTCTGCATGGTCGGGCAGCTCGGCCCGCGCAAGGACCCGTTCGTGGCCATCAACGCCTTCAAGGAGCTGAAGGAGGAGTACCCCGACGAGTTCGAGGGCGCCGAGCTGCACCTGAAGACCAACTGCCCCGGCCTGCACCAGGCCATGGAGCAGTGGGTGCCGAAGCTGCGCGTGCACTACGCCGTCTGGACCACCGACGTGCTGCGCGAGTTCTACCACACCCAGCACGTGCTGCTGGCACCCTCACGCGGTGAGGGCAAGAACGTGCCGGCCCTGGAGTTCATGGCCACCGGCGGCCCGGTCATCGCCACCAACTGGGGCGGGCACACCCAGTGGCTCAGCTCCACCGTCGGCTACCCGCTCGACTACGAGCTGCGGCCGATCGACGCCGGGCACCCGGACTGCCTCAACGCCCGCGCCAGCGTCGCGCACCTCAAGAAGCTGATGCTGGAGGTCTACCGCGACCGCGCCGCCGCCCGCCGGCGCGGCGAGCAGGCCGCCGCGCTGATCCCGGACATGTGCTCCTGGGACGCCGTCACCCGCCGGTTGTTCGACCGGCTCGCGGACACCGTTCCCGGCGGGAAGACCATGGCCGAGCGGTACCGGCACTATCAATCGGAGCTGCCGGTCATGCGCCGGGTGAACACCGTCTCCGCGTATCCGCCGGGACTGGTGCTCAATGCCTGAAATCGTGGAAGTCCGCTGCCCGGTCGGTTTCCGCCGGCTGTTCACCAGAATGCAACTGGGCGAACTCGAATACCGGTACGTCGAGCACGGCAACTGGCTCGAATTCTCGTGCGACGACTGCGCCCGGCTGCTCGAACGTGATGGCAGCCCCCGCCGGCGTGTCCTGCACCGCTACAACTTCCTCGGCGAACTTGTCGAAACCATCAGCGTGCCGAGGATGACGAACTCTTCTTCCGATTAGTCACTGCGACCGGTCCACCAGCCGTAAAGGGTGTGTCGCAGTGACCAGCAAGATTGTTGAGGGCTTTTCGCTCAGCCACGCCGCGATCCTGAACGGCACGACCGGCGCGGAGGAGACGAACGGCGATATCTACGGTGTGCGGTCGGGCACGATCGCCGCGGACACCGGCAACTACGACAACACCGGTGATGACAGCGTTCTCAGCTCCTGGTTCTGGCTGAACTTCGCCACCGTCACCGTCCAGTCGGGCTACGTGCCTTTCGACACGATCGCGCTGATGTCCGGCGCCACGATCACCAGCTCGGGCTCCGGCGCGAACGACTACTACTCGCTGCCGCTGTGGGACACCCAGAGCATCAACCAGCCGCCCCGGCCGATGCTCATTCGCGTTCCCGCCAAGGACAAGGACGGCGTGATCCGCACGCTCGACTTCGTCCTCTACAAGGTCCAGTTCGGCCCGATGTCGTTCGACGGGCCGTCCTACAAGAGCGGCCTGCTGCTCAACTACACCGGCCGCGCCGTCATTTCCGACAAGGACGAGACCGGCGCCTCGCTGACGCGCAACGCGATCGGCCGAATCATCAACCGCCCGGCGGTCTAAACCGCTGCCGTGGACGGCTGACCCCTTTCTCAAAAACGCCAAGGAGCCCAGGAGGCGGTAATGGCGAAAAGCGAATTGGAAGCCCTCGACCCGGTCCCGGAACAGCTGAAGCTGTCCACCGGGACCATCATCGAGATCGAGGACCTCAAGACCCGGCAGTTCTTCAAGCTGCTGCGGATCGTCACCCACGGCGCCCTGCCGCTCATGGGCGACCTCTCGCTGTTCAAGCTCGACCCGGACGGCGACCTCGGCGAATTCACCGGCCGGCTGCTCGCCGTTCTGGTCATGTCGATTCCCGACGCCGTCGACGAGACCATCGATTTCGTCCGCGTCATGGTCAAGCCGGTCGGTCTCATCGAGGGCCGCAAGCTGAACAAGGCCGACACCGAACGCAACGAATACCTGTGGGCGCAGGTCGACAACGATCTCGACAATCCGGAGCTGGACGACCTGATCAGCATCGTCGAGGCGATCGTCAAGCGGGAAGCCGCAGACATTCAGGCCCTGGGAAAACGCCTCATGTCGATGTTCAACCTGGCGATGAAGACGGGCCAGCTCAAGCCGGACCGCCAGCCCCAGACGAACGAATCGACACCCGCCTCCTCGGCGGATTCTCCCGCGCCTTCGACCTCCTTTCCCACCAATACGGCTGGGACGACGACCGCATCCGGGGGCTCAGTCTCCGTCGCTTTCGACAGTGCGTCGCCGCAATCGGTGAGCGTCAGCACTACGAGCGGTGGGAGCGACAGCAATGGCTGATCTGGCAGACGCGAACCATCTGCACCTTCGTGGCGGCCACCGTGCCCGTTGAGGAAAAAGGCGCGGACAACCCGCTGCTCGACGAGGCCATGAAGATCGGCGAGGCCGACACCGCCACCACCGAATCGGCCGGGCCGCGCGCCGGCGTCAAGACCGAGACCGATGAATACGGCCGGGTCCGCGAAGTCGCGGACGTCGACCCGAACAACGCGACATTCGAGTCGTTCATGGGCAGCTTCGGAAACCCAAAGCGCTGGGCAGGTCGCAGCTAACCCACTAACCGGGGGAGGTGAAGCCGGCCATGCCTGATTCTGAGCACAGGGTCGTCTATAAGGCGTTCGCCGACTTCACCGCCCTCTACGCCGAGGTCGCCAAAGCAAAAGCGGCGATGGCCGCGCTCAAGCGCGAATCCGGCGGCACCGCCCACGTCGACCGCAGCAAGGACATCGCCGGTCAGCGGGAACTGAACAAGGTCACCCGCGAGCACGTCACCGCCGCCGAAGCGGATATCGCCGCCGTCAAACGGCAGGCCGAGCAGTACCGGCAGCTGTCGCTGCTGTCCAAGAAGGCCGTCCAGGATGCGTCGCGGGCGGAGCTGGAGTGGCGCAAGGCCGGCGAGATCTACCAGAAGATCCGCGTCTCGCAGCTGCGGCCCGGCGACGTGGTCCGTTCCTATGCGCAGCCGCTCATCGGGCACGGCGTGGTCAGCGGCCGGCCCGAGCCGGGCAATCGTGGCGTCTACAACGTCCCGATGCAGGGCCCGGTCTGGCAGAACCTGCGCGAGCAGGGCAACGCCTTCGTCGAGATCGTCCGCAAGCTCTCCGACCGGCTCGCCGCCGTCGAACCCAACCGGCGCAGCACCGTCAACGTCCCCGGGTACCGGCAGGAAACCCTGCTGCCCCGGGCCGCGTTCGACCAACAGCAGATCGCCGCCGCCTCCGCAGCCGAGCGGGCCTGGCGCACCGAGATCCACAAGCTGCTCGCTGACCGGGCTCGGCAGCGGATCCCGCTGGCCGACACTCGCGACACCGGGCGCAACCTCGACGAGCTGCGCGCCAAGGCCGTCGCCGCCAACGCCGCAGCCACCGCGTACGCCGAGGGCATGCTGAGCTGGTTCGGCAAGCTCAAAAGTGTCACGGCCGAGGCCAAGGCCGAGTTCGCAGAGCTGGACAAGGCCGCGAACACTGCCGATGCTGCGGTTCGCCGGGCCGAGCGGGAGATCGCCGGCCCGGCCAAGCCGCGCGACCTCGGCCGCGCCTACCAGGGATGGCTGGACCGGCAAGCGCGGCGCCAGGCCGCTGCCCTGCCCGCCGGAGCCGAGCCGGGCCCGGAGCCGGCACGCGGGACGGCCAGGCCCCGCCGACCGGGCGAGGTACGCCGTGGCGACCTGATCGTCTTCGAGCGCAAGGACAACATCACCCGCGCGGACTTCTCCCGTGAGCAGTCCGCCAGCTACCCGGTGCACATGGTCACCGGGATCACCCGGGGCGGGGAGGCCCGCAAGGGCTACGACCTCGCCTTCGGCGGCCAGCCGCAGGACTTTGCCCGCACCCAGCAGGGCAGGCGCTCCTGGACCATCCCCGGCGAGACGGTCGATGTGGCCGGCGTGCGGGCGATGTTGCAGGCGCACACCTACCCCGGCAGCCAGACCCCGCGCGAATTCGGCAGCCTTGCGGAGCTGAAGGAGGCACTGCGCCCCTTCACTCAGCAGTCCACGCAAACAGCTCGTGCTGCCGCAGCCCTGGAGAAGGTGGCCGAAGCGGCACGGCAGGCACGGCCGGCCGAGCAGGCGGCCCTGCCCGAAGGTCCCCGGCAGCGCGGCCGGACCCCCACGTACCCGCTAGAGGAACGCATGGCCGAGTCGGGCCGGCAAATCCTGCGCGGTCGCGGCTACGACGTCGCGGACAACGACTACCGGTTCCACGCGCAGCGCCACGAGCCGGCGCCGTCGTTCCTCGTGCACAACGACGAGGGCATGCCCGTCGGGCAGATCGAGTCGGAAGTCGGCGGGAAAGGCTTTCTGCACGGGCCGTTCAGCGGGCGCCCGTCCAACCGGACAGCGACGCTCGGCGAAGGGCTCGCGGCCCTCACCGGCGAGCGCCTCCCGACCAGGGCCGAGGCGCGGGAAACCGAACGGCACGACCAGGTCCTCGCCGGGGTGCGCAATGAACTGCACCAGCTCGCCGCCGAGCGCAGGCGCGCCCAGGGGCCGCTCGCCCTGCCCGAAGGCCCCCGGTCCGCCGCCCGCGAAGCCCGGCTGGCGGCCGAGGCTGCCCGGCGGGTGGCCACCGGCCCGGCCCGGCCCATGCCCGGCAGCGAGGCCGCTGGGGACTGGGAGCGGTTCGTCGCCCGGCAGGCCAGATGGGACACGGCCCGCGAAGCCCGGAATCCTGCGCACACGTACCCGGACCGGCGGCAAGGCTTTGGCGGGTTGCCG